TACATCTTCGATAAGAGTTGAGGTTCTAACCCACTCTTTTAATCTTGCAATATATGGAGATAGTACAGATGTAATCTTAGATGTAACATCTGCAATAAGAGTTGACGTTCTAACCCATTCTTTGAAACTATTAAGTGTTGGGTCTACTATTTTCTTTACAAAAGATATAACTTTTCCTAGTAAGAATAATCCCTTTTCAAATATACCACTTTTCTCAATAAGATCATTTACCATAACTAAGAAATCACCCATTGTGGCAGTTGTTGCTAATAAGCCACTTTTAACAGGAAATATTGCTTTGAATATCATACCTATTGCATTGGCAAAGAACGATATTATTTTTACACCAATGTCTAATAATGCGAATAATCCAGCAAAGGTTCTATGAAAGAACCCAAGTTCTGCAGTACTTACTCTAAATACTTTCCACAGTGCTCTTAACCCAACAGTAAAACCTATAAGTTGAGTAGAAGTACTTGGAGGAAATATTTCTCTAAACGCCTCTGAAAGAACATGCATGACATCCATTACATTTACAAAGGCTAATCTAATAGTTTCTATTAGATGTGTTCGACCACCTAAATCACTCCAGCCTTTGAGCATATTATTTCGTGCATCAGAAGACTTTCCAATAATTCCACCAAGGACATTACTTATACTAGTAAATAATATCTTAGCCTCTTCAAAATCTCCAAAGACAGTTTGCCAAGTTAAAGCCCAACCAGACCCAGCAGCTTCTTTAAGAGTGTCTAATAATTGACTAAACGTCTTAACCTTGGTAGCAGCATCATTAGCCATAGCACCCATTTTGATTATTTCGGCAACTTGCTTTTCGCTGTATCCAAGAGCTTTAAGTTGTTTAGCATTTAAGTCTCCAGTAAATTTACTTAGTGTTTCAGTTAAGACACCAGTAGTTAACCATCCAGTTTGTAATGTTTCTCGGAATGAACCTGCCTTTTTAATCATAGCATCAATGTTTACGCCATGAGCACGAGCAGTTTCTTTTAATGAGTTCTGAAATATCTCACCACCCATACCAGCATTAACTACCGAGTTCCAATCCATTAACTTTACAGTCCCAGATGCCATTGCTTGTGATAGTTGATACATTGCAGTTGATGCTTGTTCTGAATTAGAACCAGACACAGCTGCTAAGTTAGCAATACCTTTAATAGCTGCTGTAGCAGGTTTTAAAGCAACACCTGCTGCTGTAAAAGTACCAATATTTTTAGCCATTTCAGTAAAGTTATAAATAGTCTTATCTGAGTACGTGTTAAGTTCAGCCAATGCGGCCTTTACCTGATCTAAGTTTGTCCCTTTACTAGCAGTGTTAGCTAGTATTGTTTGAATAGCATTCATTTGTGTTTCATACTCTTTGAAACCTTGAGATATTGGGTCTATAGTTAATGATGATACAAGATTTTTTCCAGCATTCATTGCGGAGTTTGCAATATTAGATAGAGCAGTTACTGCTACAACCTGAAGTGCTGAAAATTTTAATCTAACTGCCTCTACACCATTGTTCAGTCCTTCAAAAGTAACTCTCTGTGCAGCGGCGCCAACTGAATCTAAACCCTTAGCTGCACCTTCAAGATTTAATCCTTTTTTTAATTTATCAAGGGTACTTAAACTAGTACCAACACCCTTTTCAAACTGAGCATTGTCAAACTTCATTGCGACGACTCTATTTTCAACCTCTGTACTCATATCTTAGTAACCTCCTTCCATGCCATGGATGCAATTTTATCAAATATTGGTTTAATTGCTGGGTTAATATAATCTTTCCCCTCAACCCATCCACCATTTTTTGTGCCGTGTCCATACTGTAGTATAACTGCAATAGGAACACCATCTACTATATTAGAATTGGACCAAGAAATAACAGTCTTACCTCGCTCATTAGAAATCTTATAAGTCCAAGAATTAGCCGTTTCACCTGATTCAACTGGCGTGGCACTGGAAAGAGCAATTACACCTTGTGCTCCATATGAGTCTAGCCCACTTAATTGGAGGCCTTTTGCTGCTGTTAAAAATTTACTAGTTTTAGAAAAATCACCTTTCTGTGTAAAAGTTATCATAGCAAGACCTCCTATTATCCATTAGTATTTAATTTTTTTCGTCGTTCATTATTTAAATTTGTATTTTTAGTCATTATTTCTGAATTAGACATTTTTTTCTCTTTTTCATTCTTTTTGTTACATACTTGAACTAAAGTTAGTAATCTATTTAAATGCCATTTTTGACACTCAAAAGGAATATTATATGTTATCATCCAATAGTAAATTATCTCAGATGTTATTATCTCTTTTGTTTTATCTTTATTTCCATATTCATTAAACCAAGTAGCGGTCATAGTAGAATCTATATAATTGCTAATTTCTTTCATATTTTCATTAGTAATATTATTATAAACTTCTTCCGGAACATTCTGAGTTATCGTCATGCACTTTATGTAATCAATTGTCTCAATGGAAGTTTTTGGTGGGTCCTTAATAAGAAATGGTTTAAGCCACTTAGATTCCCATTTAGAAATAGATACGAGAGAATGTTCAATTTGTAATACCTGCTCTTTTGTAGCAATAAATTCATTTTTAATTTCATCAAACTTCTCAAGGGCAGGTATTATAAGTTTTAACATTCTCTCGTCCTCCATTATATTTTATTTTATTATATCTGTTGTTTTGGGTACTACAGTTTCTTTCAATTTTTCTGCAGGTGGTTCTTTTAATTTACCTTTTGATTTTTCTTTAAGTTCAGGAGTTGTACATTGATCTTCTGTAAATTGAATGCCTCTATTATATACACTATCTTCACGAACACCAAATGTTTTGTACTCTCCGCCATAGTGAAATATTCCATCTGACCATTTTTCTTTACTATCAATTTTAACCATTACTCCATCGGGATTATGCCCTGGAACAATAGCTTTAACGATATCTCCAATATTAATTATTTTCATTAGATTAATTCCTCCAATCTTATTTTTGTAGAGTTGGGGCTGTCATTAAATGTGGTGCTGTTGGGATTATACCATTTATGAATATCTCTGCAGCTTTAGCATCAGTCGCTAACTCCATAAATAAATTAGAGTATGCTTCTGTTTGAGAGAAGCCATCTGACAATTCTTTGTTTTTAATAAATCTCTTTCCATCTGGAGACTTTTCTCCATAAGATTTCATTACAAGATCTTTAAATATATTTATAATAGATGGCGCATCCTGGGCTGCAATGATTCTTGTAATTTGTGCAGCTAAGCCACCAGTTGTTGTCATTTCCATTTCTAATACTTCAGCCTTTGATAGATTAAAGTAAAAATCCTCTGTTCTTTCAGTTCCATTGTAATCGTTGTATGTTATATTTTTCTTTAACATTATTATTATCCCCTTTCAAATTTGATTAGTGATTTATTTTTAGCTTACTTGATTTCTGGCTATTGAGGCATTGGCCCACATTGATACTTCTTCTAGTTTTGTTATGGCTATTGATTTTTCCCTACTATTAGGGCATAATTCGTCAATTAAATAAGCTAACTCTTTAGCCTTTTCTCTTAACTCATTATATTTTTCAGGTTGACCCTTTTTTGGTTCATGATATTTAAAATTATTTTCTATTTGTGGATTCATGCTAACCCAATCCTTTCTATTTTACAAGTATATTTTTCCATTTCTTATAGGCATCTAGATAACCTTCATTTTTGTCACCATTCCAAGTAAATTCATAGTACATACCATCTGATACTGTTGTACTAAGCATTGCTTTATTATTCTGTAGCGTTTTGCATTGCCATACAACATAAACGTCTTCTTCAGTTATTTTTACATTATCTGTTTTCTCAACCTGATCATTGAAATATGAAACTATTGCAGACTTTGCTTTTTCTATAAAACTTTTTTGTACTTCCATCATTACCGCCTTTCAATTTTAATAATATGAGTTTTTAAAAAGGACCCTAATTAAAGAGTCCTTTATAATTTAGTGTCATTTTGAATTATAGTGCTGCAGCAATAAGTGCTAATACAGCATCAGGTAATGGCAATGATGCTATTGGAGCAGTTGCTCCACCATATAATACTCCTTCAATTGCTAACATACCAGCAGCTGATACTTTAGTAGAATCAATTGTAAGAGAGGCAGTTGGTTTAAATCCAGTTACTGCCACTGGAGTAGTTGTAACTGCCCAAGAGAAAGTAATTGCTTCTGGCGAATCATTAACTGTTTTATAACCTTTCTCTGAAGGTGCTGCTAAAGCGCCATAGATTAAATGAAGTTTATAACCATATGCTGCTCCTTCTGTATCATTACCCAAAGTTGTTCTATAGCAAAGACCAAATACACCACGACTTTGTTGGCCGATTGTTACTCCTGCATCTAATTCAGCAGAACCATCACAAACTCCAAATTCATCTGGGTATGTGTATGCTTCAATAGTTGCTCCGAACTCCTCTGCAGACATTAGGCTTAAATATTTAATGTCGTCTGCATATATTGGAGATGCCTCTGCACCAGAAGGACTTTCTGTAACAGCTGTTAAGCCGTTCCATGCTACTCCTAATGAGTATGCACCACCTGTTTGCATTGGATAAAGTACTCCTTTTTGTACGCCTGTTTCATAGGTACGTTTTCCTGATTGGTCCCAAACTAATTTTGCCATTTAAATTCCTCCTAAGGTTTTAATATTGTATTGCGAAGACATCATGATTAAGATTTTCACTTGCAAAATGTGTAATAAATCTACACGTTGGCATTAAGGCTATTCTTTCAACTATTTCACTATCTGGATCTTCATCAATGACTGTTATTTTGTATCCCTTGACTATAGTGTATACGATATCATTGGCGAAGGTACTTTTAAGAGCATCTCTAGAATATACTATTGCTGGGTAATCCATTGTAATAGTAGAGGGAGGCTGATAATACACATTAGCTGATCCTAGAATTTCTTCTAATTTAGCTTGCAGTTCAAGTCTGCTATCCATTGTATATGCCTCCCATCTCTAATATCAATCTTGGATATTGTACTTCGACACTAGTGATTTTCCACTTAGTGCCCAAGTATACTATATATTTCATGGATTGAAAATTCATATTGGCAAATGGATCGGCTACAATACTGATCTCATTCGACATGTTGATATTATCATTAAGTGTTGATGCAACAACCAATTTTCTACTATTCCTAAGCACATCGCCCGAATAGGTCTTTTCAGTTATTACATCTTTCCAAACACCAGCTCGAATTAGTGTCGGTATACCGTAGCCGACTTGTCCAAAGTACTTTGCCATTTTGAATTATTCCTCCTTTATTCTAAGCGTGTAACTTTTCGATAACTATAGCAGAGTAAGGTTTAGTTAATGCACCAGAGCATCTAGTTTCGATTAGATACTTTTGTTGATTGTAATCAATATCGAAATCATCAAACATGTTGATTGCTCCACCTTTATCAGCACCTACTGTGTAATCTTTAAGGTTAACAATTATACCGATAAGATCATGTTGAAGTGGAGTTGATTCTGTACCCATACGACTAACACCTTCCATAACTGGAACCTCAACAATATTAGATACACCAAGAGCAAGACAAAGTTCAGATACATTTGTATATATCTTTCTTCCAGTTGTATCTCTTACAAGCAGCATTTCTATAAGGTTTGCTTGAGCAGTATAGAAAGTAGGGTTACCTGAACCTTTATACTGTGCTCTAGCTCTTAATATATCATCTACCATTGCTTCTGGTTCAGCAGATACATCTACCTTTGGAGCATATAATCCCTCATCAAGATATATAGGTCTGATATTATCACTATTTATTTTATCTTCAGAAGCTTCACTACGACCATCACCAACTAAGATAGCTCTTGCTATTTCTTCATTAAGCATTACTCTCATCTCAGCTTTAAGCCATGCTACGATATCTAAATCTGTTATATCAACAATATCATCTCTATCAAGTTTTTGTTTCTTGTATATAGTTTGAGGAGTAGTTACTCTCTTAAGAAGTTTGATAACTTCATCTTTCTTTAATCCGCCTTTCATATATCCTCTAGCTCTAGCCTCATCAGCTGTGATATCTACAGCAGTAGATTTAATTCTACTGAAAGGTGAATGATTTGATGCTGATAGAACTGCCTCAACCCAAACGTCATCTCTCTTTATTACTTCAGGAACACCATTTACTATTCTTGCATCTGGGAATAAGAAGTCAATGTTCTCTATACCGTAAGTTTGGATATGAGCCATAGTTGCTTCATTAGCAAAGAAAGCTTCTTTTAAACTACCAGTTTTTCTAGCATCTGCAAAAATAGAAGAAACCTCTGAATGGCTTAAAGTCACCTGGTTATTAGTGTTGGCAGATTGGTCAAATACGTTCTTTTTCATTGTTGTTCCTCCTCCATTTGAATGTGCGATTTTATCGCCATTAGGGTTATTAATAAGGTCTTCATCTTCTTCATAAATATCAGAATGTGCAGCATCAGCAGATTCAGTATCTAATGCATCTGCAAGGATAGCATACACTACATTCTTTTGTTTGTCACTAAGGGTGTCAAATACATCCTGAACAGTTTCTTCTGGATCATCACTAGCTGGCACATCAGAATGTTCAGCAGTTCCATCATCTAAAGCCTCACCAATTATAGCATTCACTACATCCATCTGTTTATCAGTAAGAGTATCAAGTACATCCTGCATAGTTTCTTCAGAATCATCAACTGAATGTTCTATTTCTTTTGTTGAGAATAGCTCACCTGTATATATTATTGCTTCGTCAGCTATTTCCTCTAACTCATCACCATGTTGAAAACTAAGGTTATCTATTAATGCTTCTGGGTTTGCTCCGGCAAGGACAAGACTAACTTCTTTGATTGCTCCATGAAGAACATTAGTTCCTTGTTGTTTTAATTCTTTAGCATATATTGATAGAGCTTTTATATCACCATGAGATACTAGTAATTTAGAACTCTTTCCAGCTTCTGTCTCATTAAATGAACAATAAGCATATACTCCATCTTCTCTATTTTCAAGAAGTGCGTGACCCAATACATTATTAGGATCATCATGTATATGCTGCCAAACAAGAGGCACCGTTATCCCATCATTATCTGAGAATGCATCTTTACGGATGACTCTTCCGTCAGAACATCTAACATTATTCTTAGTGGCATATCCACTAAAATCAAATTTTACTTTTGCCATTGTATATTCCTCCTTCATTTTAATACCGTGTTTGGATTACCACTTTTTCTTATTAGCGGCTGTTTCGGCTTTGGTATAGTAAATAATATCCTTTTTACCAGGTTCTTTAGTTTTACCAGAACCTTTACCAGAACCTTTACCAGACCCTTTACCCTTACCTTTAGGTTTACCAGCAACGTTAGTCATTACTTTCTTATATTCCTTCTGATATATGGCTTCATAACTAGCATCAAGTTGAGCTTTCGCTTTAGTGTACTCATCTCTTGTTTTAGAAATTACGGCCTTCAAATCTGTTCTGGTTTTTTCTCTTTCCCCAGAAGCCTCAGCACTACCAGCTTGTTTTGAATCTTTAATATCTGTGCTCAGGTTAGAACCTTGTTTACTAGAGTTAGTACGTATCTTAGCTATTTCTTTATTTCGTCTTTCAACAAGAATAGCTCTTTGATCACCAGTTATACCTTTGGGTATTGGTGTAACATTGGCAATATCCGATTCAAGTTTATCAGATATCTGTTGTCTATCAGCTTCAGATTTTGCTGTAAGTTTATCACTAAGTAGCTTAAGTTTCTCAGTAATTCGAGCACGAGTTTCTTCTGCTTTTTTTTGAAAGGCATCAATCTTCTGTTGATTTGCTACTTTACCAGCTTCTACTTGTTGTTTCTTATCTACAGATACTCGATCTTTAGAATATGTCCAAGCTTCTTTTTGTAATTCACTCATACCACTAGTTGACCGACCTTTAAGATCTCTATTCTTTAAATAGTACTCATGAGCTTTTGCAGCGTCATAAGGTTGCTCAGCATAATGCTGTAGAAATAATTCAACATTACCCATTAGTTCCACCACCTAAAAGCTTATCAACATCTGTCTCTAAACCGCTAAGTAAATCGTCCATTATGGTTGATTGTGCATCAGTAACAGCTTGGGCATCAGTTATTGATGTATCAATAGGAGCTTGATCAGTAGGAGCTTGATCCCCGGGTATTTGATTACGGCTATTTAAATTCTTATTTCGTAACTCTTCAGCTTTAGGATCACTAGAAGGTTTATATCCTATTATAGCTCTTACCTCATTAGAAGATAATATTTCATTTCTTGTAAATTTATCTGCTATTTCAGCCAACTTAGTAACAGGAACAAGTTTAAATGCTTCCTTAAAATACATAATAGCTTGCTTTTGAGAACGAGCAGTTTTTGTTAAATATTTTCTATTCATTTCATCTGTTATAGCATTTAATATTGGGCCGATTGTTCGATTAAAATAATTAAGCATTGTTTCTTCATTAGCCGTTCCATCAAAGACACTCTCAGTTAATCCTAACTGGTTGTATAACATACTCGTTAGATAAGTGATTTGTCCCATCAAGTTATTTTCTACTGGCCTGTTTAATTGTGTAATCTTCTCAGTCCCATCAGCATATGCTATACCATATTTAGAACTACTCAACTGCATTTCAATATCTTTACGTCTAATATCTGCTTGTTGACGACGTGCTTCTGTTTTTATAACATATGGCAATTGTATAATTAAATCTAATTTGCCAGAGCCACTTTGTTCATCAATTGAATCAAGTATATTTAACTTTCTTACCAAACGTTTTAGAGTAGAATTAGGTTCATTCATTACAGAATATAAAGGATTTTCAATAATGGCAGCTACTTCTTTTCTAACTAGAACGTGTTCTTTATATCCTGTTGACTGATTATATAAATCAACCTTTACATGCTCCGGATACCATTCAACTATTTTTCCAACTCTTAATGTTTGAATCTGATATGCTTCACTATCATTTGGATTGAAAGTGGTGTCAACTGGGACTACAGCAACACATCCTTCATCAAACATGGACATAACAACATCCTGTATCATTACTCTGGATGTTTGATCAATGTTAGCCTCTGTTGATAAGGCATATCCAATAGTTGAGACAATATCTTCTAGATATCTTTTATTATCATCAAGTCGAACATGTGATATATTAACTGATGCAACATCGATGGCTATCCTATTATAGATTGCCCCTATTATGGATTGGGTTGTACTACCTGAAAGTCTAGTTCGGTCAGGTCTACTATAATAACCTGGACCAAGAGAACCATTAAACTGATTTTGTGTTGGTTCTTTATTACGGAATGCATTCCAAGCATGTTGGAGTCTATTATTAAACTTCATTTATTTCCCCCTTTTATGGTGGCTTGTCACCTTCCATGGTGTTGCACCTCCTTAACTAAAAAGTTTATTTCCAATATTAACCATTAATAAATGCTTTTCCAGCAGCAATGCTTGCAACGTTTATATCTTTTATTGGAGTTCTCATGGTTTTAATAGATTGACTATTTGTAACCATCCTTTTTTTAATTCTATCTATTTTTTTAGTTAGATGTTTATCTTTACGAATAGCACTACTAAGAACTCTACGTCTATGATTTCCTATTTCTCGCTGTACAGTTTTTCCTATATCAGTTAGATAAGGCCTAAATTTTGCCACTTTTTTTGTAGCTTTATCGAGTTTTGTCTTATTCTTTTCAGATTTTGCAATTGTAGTATCTAGTTTGGTATTGAGTTTTTTATTTTGTGTAGATAGGTTACTTATCATAGAAGATTTTGATTTTCGTTTACCCCATCTCATACCCATAACGCCAGTATGAATTAACTCATTCATTTTGTGCCTCCTTTTGGATTACTATTAATTAAATGAACCCTCAACTAAAGCTTTACCATTAGCAATATCTTTAGCTTTTAAATCTGCTGTTTTACTAGCTAGTTTTTTAACAAATTGCTCATTTTTATAGATTATCTTTTTGTATTTAGCTGACTTACTTACTAGTCTAGCATTATAATTAGATAGTCTTTTTAATCGTTTGGCAGTGCTCTTAGTTCTTCTAACAGCCCAAGGAGATAAGCCAGTAGTAATACTTTTTATTACTTGCCCATTTAATTTACCCTGGTAGTACATGGCATTTTTATTAACACTAGCTGCCTTAACATCAGTTTTAATTATTTTTTTAGCTAATTTATCATTTTTTATAGCAAGGTGTTGGGGACTTCTACTTTTACCCCAACGCATACCAAGAACTCCAATATGCTCTAGCTCATTATCCTCCATTTGTAAGTCCTCCTTAGTCTGGAATATGGTAGTTATTAGCGGTTAAACAATTTATCAATAAACGATTTTCCTTTTTTAACATTGTTAATTGTAGGTTTATTAGCAGCTTTAGTAGAAGCTAAAAATATTGCAGCCCCACTTTTAGGTTTAGAATACTGTTTACTAAGTTGTGCTGCGGCATTTGCTGATTTACGCTGGGATGGAGTAAGCAGGGATAGTTGATTAGGTCGAGCATGTTTTGTATAATAAGCATCGTTTTCTTTTTTCTTTTTAATGGCATCTGATAAACTACCTTCGAATACGTTACCATGTTGGTCCATAAACCCAGAAGGACCATAGCCACCATTTTCTCGAACCAATCCATTTTTACCAGCTTCTACTTCCTCAGCAGCAAGTCTATCTTTCTCAGATTTTAGTTTTACATTTTGGGTTTTCTTTTTATCACTATCCCACTTCATACCTTTAACTCCCCAATGTTTTAAATAATCTTCTCTGTTAACTAACATTAATAATACCTCCCTCTTTAATCAAAAGCTTCTTTATTAGCTTTATAAGATACATAGGCATCTAGTAAAGCTGCTACGTTATCTATCTTTTCATCATAACGTTTCTTTAATAATTTACGGTTACCATTTGTATCCTCAAGAGTTATACAATTACCCATAGCAAAGGACATTAAGATTTGATCAAATAATAATAATCTCTCTTCAGACATAATTTTAATTTCTCCAAGAGGAACTGATTCTGTTCTAGCTCCTTGAATAACTTTCTCAACACCGAATGGGCCATTTTCAGCTATCCATCTATCCACAAATTCTTTTGCATTGTATGGGTCAAACCCAAAGGTTCGAACATCATATCTTGATGAGATAATATGCTGATCTAAATCTTCATATACTTCCATCATGTCAAGAACTGTTCCTGGCATAATAATTAAACTACCTTCATCAATAAATTCTTCATATTTAAATCTCATTGCACCTGGAAGTTTCTTTAATGTTAGTTCAGTAATATAACTTCGAGTTTTAATACCAAACTTCTCACCACGTAATGGGAATAGGAATGTAAATGCACAGAAGTCATCTCCTTGTGATAAATCTGCACCTAATGCACAGGCCATATTCCAAAACTCTTTCTTTGTATGAGGAATTGTTTCTTCATACGTAAAGAAGTAAGTATAACCTTCCTTTGGTATTCCAAAACGTTTAGCCAAGATATCATTCTTAGAAGCTGGAGCATTCTCTGCTCTCTCAACATCAAGTTGATATGTCTCATAAGAAACTGTCTTCCCAAGATTAGGATTTGCTTTAAGCCATTTTGACGGATCTGCAACTTCTTCTATGTTGTCTAACTTGTAATACCAGATAGACACATGAGGATTAATGTAGTCACCTCTTAGTATGTCGAGTAACTCCATCTTGATTGTATCACCACTACCATTACGAACTGTTCCCTCTGAACTCATAGCAATGATAAGATAGTCATCTAGTTTAGATGCTCCTTGCTCGATTGCACCAACAACATCTTCTCTTATATCTCCAGATAACCATTCATCTACTGTTGATACCTTAGGACGTAATCCTTGAAGTTTATCAATAGACATAGGACGTATCTCAAGCACTGAACCTGTTAAGAAGTTCTGAATACCCTTCTTAGTAGAAGCAAGTTTAAGTCTATTAGCTCTAGAACCAGTAGTATTCTGTAACGACCCTTCTGTCAGGAATTGGAAGAGCGGACCTTTAGCTCTGGTTATAGATGTTCGTATTGGCGACATAACTTCCTCTGCTTGCTTCATTGTAGGAGCGGTTGTTATCTGTTGTGTAGTAGAAGTGTCTACATTTAAAAAGAAACTTTGTATACATGAACCATACATTGACTTAGCCGCACCTCTGGCAACGATTAAATACTGCTTACTAATAAGTCGTTTCTTAATATTCTTTCGGATGTAAGACCCACCATGATTATCAGCAGTTGGAACATAGATACTCTTTTCTATAAAGTAGAACCAACCAAATATTTGTTCTGCCCAGAGTTTAAAACTATCTAACAAATGTAAATCCGAGCCATCAGTTAGAGTTAACTCATTTTCACAATAATCAACAAAGCCATTAACTGCTTCATTGTCATAGTATATTCCAGGATTATCTATTAGCTCATCTATCCGGTTCATTTCCATGGATATCTCTTCACAAACTGGAATATCTCCTCTAATTACAGCTGCTTTAAATTCTCCATAATACCTAGGTGTCGCTTTATTATCTAAACTCATATTAGTTAACTAGGATTAGGTGGTGGAGTTGGAGCCGGTGTAGGAGTAGAAGGTATAGAATCACCTAGAGCTTTAGCCATTCCCTTACCCATCATTTTTGTAACATAAGTTGTGGCTGTATCCTTTGCAGCTTTTGAAAGAATGTCCATAATCATCTTTTTAGCAGGAGATACTTGTTTAGCTGTGAGTAAGGCATACTTCTTCTCCATCTCAATTCTATTAATTTTGCTTCTAAGTTGTACATCTGTTAATCGTTTAGGTGGCATGTCAGGTTTACCATAAGGTCTTGGTACTTTTTTGTTTGGACCTGCTAATTTTTTACCAACCTTTGCTACGTGTTGTTTACGTGTTGGTGGTTTAGCAGAACTACTTGAGCCTTTTCTACGACCCCAGTGCATTCCTAAAACACCAACGTGTTCTAATGTATTATTGTCATTCATATCATTACCTCCATGTTTGACTTCTTTATTAAAATCTAGTTCTGTTTTGTATTCCTCTGGTACTCTACTAATACAAGTATCTGCCTTATTTGAAAAGTAGTCCCATACAGGTGAGGAATTAGAAACGGTTAAGTCTGTTACAATTCCTCTATCATCAACTTTTGTTCCTGTTGATTCTAAAAAATCTTTACTTATGGGAATACTACGTAGGTGATGATCACCTAATTGTACTACGGAATTAGTACCCTCAAATTCTTTAATTGTTTTTAACATATAGGCTTCTCTAACCTTATCTTCTTTATCCATACTTAAAGTCTTCTTATAATCTGTTGTATTACAACCTATTAATGTAGTGTTATGTTTATATGCTAAAGCATACGCCCAATAATTGTATTGGTAGTCTGCCCCTTTTCCACCCCAAGAACCATCAGTGGCTTTATCCATTCTGTCTTTCAAAGTTTTACGATCATAACATCTATCTTGATCTGCAAACTCACATATAAAATTCTTAGGTTTTTTCTCTGATAGTAATTTATCGTAATAATCTATCATTTCTGGTTTATGAATTTCACCAATTATAGCCATCTTGTATTTCTTTATAGTAGCGAAATCATTTCTATCTACTAGGTTATTTGGTCCTGTAGATTCTTTCTGTTTTCTAATGCCCCACTTCATACCCTTTACACCAGTATGTTTGAAGTAATTTGGTTCTTGGATTACCATACTACTCCATCCTCATCTGAAATGACAGGTGGTATAACCACAACTTTAGGATCAACTGATATATATATTCGCCACTCCAGTTCGGAAGCCTGTTGTTTCATTACTTCAATTAAAGGGCCACCTATTGGAGGGTCGAACATAAGACGAACTTTGAAATATATATAGGACTTTACTAATTCCAAATTTAAGTTAGGTATAAGATAGTCATCCCAAATTTTTTCTTTATCTTTTATTGAAAAGAATACTCCAGGATTAACTCCTAATTGTTCAAGTATAAAGAACACAGTATTAATATGTGGTATTATGTCTTTGTCAAAGTTAGTCATATCTTCTTGTATTCCTAATAGACTTTTTATTGATGTTAATATACTTTCCATATAAGGCCACCTCCTTAATTGTTGAGGGTTTGTTTAGCTAAATAAGCATCTACCCAATCCTTACCTTTTTTAGTATTTGCTGTTTTCGATAGGGTGTCTATACTCTGATTCATGTTACTATAATTTTTCATATATAGTTTTGTGTCTTGCACCATTTTAGTTAATGTTTTACCATCTCTTTTACCAGCACGTACAATTGATTTTAGAGCACTTGTCTCTGTTATAACTAAGGGCTTGTCCTTAAAAAAATCTTTATTTGGATATGTTGTATTATCACTTAATTGCACCCCCTCCACTATAACCTTTTTCTTTGGAAACTGTTGTACTGCGAATTTCTCTGTTTGTAACATTAGATTATCTACATTAGCCCAATGCTGTTTATCGTTACTGTTTTGCATATTGCCTTTTAGTATACTTTTATAGTCTGGAAAGTTTTTATCTAAAAAGTTATTAAACTCTTTATCTTGTATACTAGTAGCTAATTTTTTATCTATCTTTTCGAAATAAGGATCTAGATGTATAACATTTGTATTCTTGTTTTTCAACTGTATAGCTAATGTAGATTTACCTGACCCACTATAACCAGTTACATAAAGAATATTGTGGTCTTTATCTGTTCCCCATTTCTCAATATTAGATGTTTTAGATTTTATTTTATTACCCGTTTTGTGATGTCCCCATCTCATTCCTAGAACACCAACATGTGATAAATAATCTGATTCTTGGATTATCAATAAGGTCACCTCCAAGGACATGTATCATTCTTAGTTCTTTGTACAGGGCCAACGCTTAGTAATGATTTATCACCATAGTGTATTGCGTTGTGAGTTTTCAATCTAGTGGTTATTAAATTTTCAGGATCAAATATTATAGGTCGTCGTTTAACAATATCATCAATAGTAATTGTATTCAGATGATGAATCATGATTCCTCCGTGAATCTCAAAACCATAACAACCAAGATCATTACCATCGTCTCTAAGAATAATATCTTTTCTACACGCCTTCCATTCTCTAGAGGCATAGAAAACTTGATTGATGTATCGGTTATATCCAAATGTATCTTTTCCAACTTCACCATCTAGTTTTAAATAATCATACCTTTCTTCAAATGTAGGAATGTGTATTAGTTCTGAATAAGATCTAATCATCCTCATCGTCGCCATCTCCATTACCAGAATAATTTCGCATAGCTTTAATAGCTTTATTGTAAAGTTCCTCAACATTCTTTCCGGATTGAAGAGCTTGAGTTTTTGCTTTTATTAATTTTACTTGCTCGAATAATATTTCTTTCTCAGCCTGATCTTTAGTTGACCCCAATTTTAAATAATGAGTTATAACCTGAGATGATGCACTGCCATCAAGAAGTTGTCTCTCAGCAAGATCAACTGCAAGTGATACTAATTGATTTTCTCTTCCCTCAGGCGTCATTGATGGTCCTCTTCTTTGTCTTACAGTTGCTGCTTCGTTTACTTTCCTCATTTACTCATCACCTCCAAGTCTTTTTTATAATTTATGCGGGGTTTCAGGCACTTTTTAAAATAATGGGCATACTATCAGTATCCTTATTAATTGTCTTGAAAGGAGACATAAGGCTCACAACACCTTGGGGGGACCAAAGCCGCCCATTATTTTAAAAAGTGTCTGAAAAATCAACCCGCGGGGAAAAATGAGGG